ATGCCACGCTTGGCACCATCGCTTGCAGCTTGACGCCTAGTGGTTGCCATCGCTGCCTCCAACTGCTCGCGGCTCACAAATTCCTGGCCGCCGATGTTGGTGGTTTCAAACGTGAAGTTCATCGCTGGTGCGTTGCCCACTGGTGAACGTCCCATCAACTGGCGCATGTCCTCGTTTCGCATGACGCCGCCGTTGCTGCTTGGTACGAAAAGTTCCGGACCACGCTCACCCACCATGTAAGGCTGGCCAGCTTTTGCTGGGCCGCCTTTAGCAAGTCCAGGAATTACAAGGCCACCAGCGGCATTCATGCTTACAGATTCGCCTGGATTTGCGATGAGAGGTAAGCTGCCGCCTCCGCCCATGGCATCCCCAGCATCTGGAGCACCGCCGCCAGCTAAACCTGCAAACGCCCTGGCGATGCCGATTGCGATGTAGGTGGCGATCATCTGTTGCGCTGATTGAAGAAGTGCGTTACCAACACTCTTTAAGAAATCACTAAATACCTCTTCGGCGCTCTTCGTTCCAGCAATAAGCTCTGATACCCCTGTAGTCATTGCCGTTGCAAAAGCATCGCCAATACCAAGCACAGCATTCTGCATCGACTGCGCCTGCAGTTCGGCAAGCTCCATTTCTTGGGTCAACAGAGCTATTTCGGTGGCGCGTTCTGCTGTAGCACCTTGTTGTAGTTGTTGTTCAAATGCTTGGCCTGCTTGGCCGATGAAACCTGCGCGAAGACCCGCACCAGCTGTTTCTGTGCGCTTTTGAATATCGCGCACTTCTTGAATAGCTTTTTCGCTAGCTAATTGCTCTTGCAGTAGTACAAGTGTTTGTTTAAGGTTTTCTAAAGCTTGAGCATCTTTAACACCTGTGCTTTCTTTTATAGCCTGCAGCTGTTGCTCTAGTTTAACCTGATCTTCTGTTCCATTCAAACGTGCTTTGCTTAACTGTATTTCATTCTCAATGCTGCGTAAATTTCTATCTACAGCATCCTGTATGTCTTTTTTACGATCTAACTCTGCTTGGTCTAAATTATTTAACCTCTGTGCAGTCTGTTCTCGGGCAAGAGCAATTTTTAACTCCTTATCTTGTGCAGACAACTTTTCGTTCTCAATTTTTGCTATGTTTGCAGCTAGCACATTTAGCTCTTTGTTTATTTGTAGTGTGTAAACAAGTTCGGAGTTACCGTCGCGGCGGGCTTTAGCAATCTCGATGTTTTGGTCCGTAATAAATCTTGAAAGCCGCAGCTCAATACTTAGTGCCTGGGTTGCACGCGCTGCTCTATCTGCTTCTTCTTGTACGCGCTTGGCTTCCCGCGCAGCTCGTTCCCCTTCTCTAGCTGCTTTTTCAGCGGCTCTTTGCTCAGCAGTACGTTGCTCAGCACTTAGCTTCAAAAGAGCAAGCTTTAACTTTAAATTAACTATTTCTATATCTAAACCTTCGTTTATAGCTGCCTGTAACTCTTCCTCGTTTTGGCGCTGTATAACAGCTTCTTTTAAAGCAAATACATTATCATCTAAAATACTGCCATTGGCTGCTTCAAGCTGTATCTGCGCTCTTAAGGTGTTTGCTTGTACGTTTTGTAGCTGTGCCTGTTCGTCCGTAAGAAGTTTTGTTACACCATCAATGTCTAAACCTTCTTTTTTAAGGGTGTTTAAGACACGCTGATTTTCTATAATCTCACGCTCCAGTTCAGCTCTTCGTTTTGCGGCATCTAGACCACTACCACCTTCAATACCTCCATAGCCTAATCTATCAAATTCAGCAAAGCGTTCTTGTTGTGCGGGGTCTGTAGACTCACGCGCTTGTCTAAATAAATTAGCTTGCCCTACTTGATCTGCTATAGCTTTTAGAATACTTGTGCTATTAATAATTCCGGCTATCGCCGCGCCCATAATGGTCATGGCGCGGGTAAACTCGTTCGCAAGATTTTGCGTATCAGCCCCAAACTCTTTTAGTGCATTTACACCTTCATTACCTACCAGAGCAGCTAATTCTGATGTCGCAAATGCAGCAGCTTCTTGCTCACGACCTGCTGCAACCAAGGCGTCGATGTACTGCTGAGTTTCCGTACCAGCAATACCTAGACTTTCGCTAATTTTGCCTACATCCGGGTTTAGACTGTTCAGTTCTTGGCCTAGTAAACTCAGGCTATCGACGGCTGTACCGATTTGCGTACCAACCAGAGATAAAGCAAAGCCGAATTGGCCTCCAGCAAGTCCGCCAAGACCGCCACCAATAAGGCCGCCGCCTGCTGCACCAATACCTTGACCAAATAACAGCGGAAATGCGCCACCAATTAAGGCACTTCCTAAGGCATTGTTACGGCGAGCGGCTACTTTGGCCTCGGTGTCTAAACGAGCTTTTTCAATTCTTTTTTGTCGCCGTTGCTCTAGCCTGTACTCCGCTGCTCTTCTTCGCGTGCGTTCGGTGTTTACTTTTTTTGCAGCTTCAAGTCTTTTAGTTGTTCTGTTTTCAAGCTCCTGCTCAAACTGCTGCCCTTGGATCTTGTCTTGCTCTAGTGCCTTGTTAAAGACCCGTGTTTGGAGTCTTTCTTTTAACTCAAACTGGTTTAGTAAAGAATCAATTTCCTGAGTTCTAAGCCTTTTGCTAAATTCTTGCTCAATACGGAAAATTTCGTCGGCGTACTGTCGGCGTTGATTGAAAGCATCTTGATTAGCCTTGCCCTCTTGAACCGCCTGCTTAGCAAGATTTTCCGTACGCTCTTTACTTTCGATTTTTGCAAGACGTCTGCCGCCAGCAAGGGATAGTTGACTTTGCGGGCGCTGGCCAGCTGCCTCGGCTGCAAGCAGTTTTGCCTCATTTGCACTACGAACCAGGGCCTCGTTATTTCTTAGTTCTTGAAAAACTGCGTCTGCCTTACGCTCTTGCAGGTTTAGTAAGGCTTGCTCTAAAGTAAGCCGATCGCGCTGAATCGCAACGCCACGGCTTGGATCGATGGTACTTGCGACAACCCCACTGACTCCGCCTCTTACAGGAGCGTCAATAGCCGATGCAGGTCCAGGACCAATAGGCCCTGCGTATTGTGTAACCTCTTTAATTCCGTCGGCTTGTAAGCGGGCGACACGCGCAACCTCTGTGCGTAAGTCAATTTCTTGCTTCAACAAATTGTTAGTGAATTGTTGAGCTTCGTTAGATTGACCTAGAATGGTTACAAGTGCTCTAATGTTTTCGCGGTAGTTGCCTATTGCATTCCCGTTTTTGTCTAGTTGTATAGCTGTTTCGTTTAAATTTTTTGTGGCTTTAGATGCAGCTCGGCTATACTCGTTTAGACTTTGTACCGCACTACCTGCAACAATAGTTTTTACATTTGCATCCTCAACGGCACGACTAAGTTTACGAAGACGGTCTTGTAGTTCTTTTAATCTACTAGCGCCTTTTACGCCGATCTCTATTTCAGCTCTGTAAGCCACAGCTAGACCGACGTACCTGTTTTCTTACTTTAGCGGCGGCGGCGTGCTTTATCCATTTCCTTCTGCTGCTCGTCGTTGATCACCTTGAAGTAGGCGCTCCAGCCGATCAACTCCTCGGGGGTCATGGTGGCGCGAACTTCGGACAGACTCATGCCTAGTTCTTTGGCAACGCCGAACTGAAGCATGAGCCAGTTGTCCTTGCGAAGTTCTGCGCTCAGGATTTTGGGTCCATTTCTGCTGCTTCGTCGTCAGTCAAAACGCCGAGCATCAGTGCTTGCAGATCTTTGTCCTTAACCTCGTTCTTCAGCACGTCAATCTCGCCTGCGCTAAACAGCTTTTGGCCGTTGGCGTCTTGGGCTTTGGCCAGCAACAGCTGCAGTGCAAAAGCGTTGGCGTCGTCAGACTTGGCGTTGCGCTGGGCACGCTCACGCTCAGCCATCGTCAGTGGCGTAACGTACATCTCAAAAGTCGTTCCATCCGAGAGTTCGACTTCTTTTTTGACGGGCTCTAGGTTGGCTGCTTTGCGAAGGCGGTCGATCGCACGCAAGTTAGAAGCAGGCATTTGATTTGCTGGTGTATGCCGTTACTGTAGCTGACAAGCCAATAAAAAACCCCGGCGGATAACCGGGGTTTGTGCCCTCTCGCTCGCTTATCCTATCAGGACTTGGCGAAGTCGAAGGTTGGGGTGGTGGTGGGACGGAAGTTGATTTCCACGGCCTGTGCGTCATCAGGGTTGATGGACAGGTTAGCGGACGTCAGGTTTGCCTCGAACTCGATGGAGCGGCTGAGGGTGTCGTTCAGGGTGCCGCTGCTGAACACCTGGTCGGTGTAAAGCTTGAATTTGGCACCGGTTTGGATGCGCTGCAGCACGTCCTCGATCATCCGGTTGCCCAGGGCGTCGTCGGTGTCGGTGAAATACACCGTTGCGCTGCCTGAACCGTCCGCAAAACCTGCAATGAAGGTTTTGAAGGGCACGTACTGGCCTGGGGTAGCGCCGATCGTGGTGACGTCGATTTCGTCACGGGTGATCTCGAAACTCCACTCACGCACCTGAGCCACAGAAGCAAAGGTTGCGTACTCAACCTGGAACTTGTTTGGTGCGACTGCGCTGCCGTCGTCAGTGATCGTGATCGTTGAACCACCAGACGTT